TTCTTGTAAATTAGTTTCTATAATTGTACACTTACCAACATTTTTAGCAAAATAAGTTTTGATTCCACTATTATTACCTGGAGAGTTTTTCTTCAGTCTAACAAAGAAATGTTCTGATGGTTCACTCTCTTCAGAATACAACGTTTGAATATTGATATACTTTTCAGTTTCTCCAGCAGCAAATCCAAGAATTCCCTCTGCTGCCAAGTAATCGGAACCTTCCGTTGCTGTTCCCTTATTTTTCAAAGTTTTGTATGTTACTGAAGAAGCATAATCAGTATAACCACTTCTAGTGACCATAAACTGAGCAGTAGAACCCTCTTCTACTGTAATATCTTGAATGCTATATGTAATTTTTTCTTTCTTGGTTGATGGTGTTGTATTAGATGTAGATGCTGGCACACCACCAGTAAAACCAACACTCGTATCAGAAAGAGTTGTACCCTGATAAGCATCTTCACAAACATATTGATTGTAATCTGCTCCAGTTACAGGGAACAAATCATCAATACCTTCTAGAAGATCATCTAAGAAGTCTTTATCATCCCCTTTCTCTTTCTTACTACCATCGGTACAAACAATTTTATATTGAGCACACTCATTACTTGGACCAGAGCAAGAAATGCCAAGCAGTTCCAAAGCATAATCAATAGCACCACCAATGATGTTTAGTGGTAGTGCTACTGCTCCAAGGATATCTTGTAGTGGTCCAAGAACACTAGCGAGAATTTCTTCCAGTAAAGAATTAATCTTGGACAAGATACCATTTACGAGAGCATCTAGTAAACAAGCAGCTGCTTGATAGATTTGATTGACATAACTCATCAATACATCAGTAAGCCACTCTTCCAAACGCTTACTGAGATCTTCCATCTGACAACCAAGGTCTTTTAGAATTTCATTGAACCACTCTGTAATTCCTGTAAGAGTGTTACCCAAAACATTTGGAGCAAGCAGAGCATTGATAAGGTCTTTTACGCCTGCCGTCATCTTCTCGATGACAAAACCTTTCACTCTAGCAATGAACTCACGAATAACGGACATTGCTTTATTGACGTATTTTCTGCCAACATCAACGGCACTATTGATTTTTCCGTTTACTTGCCCTACTAAGTAATCACCAATATTTCCATCATTATTCTGAACTTCTGCTAAAAACTCTCCAAGAAGAAAAGTCATGCGTTGCTTCATGTCATCTTTATCACATTTTTCTGCGACTTCCTGACACCAAGTTTCTTCAGCAATTGATTTAGTTCTTCTATCTGGCGTTGGAACTTTCTCTGTTCCATCTTCATTACAAGCTCCGTCAGAAAGTGCTCCTGTTACTTTATTTGCTTCTGCTTCTGGACCACCCTCTGGATTTTCTGGTGGTGGAGTTCCGTCAGTTTTAGGTGAGATGGGATTTTTAGTTGTTGAAGTTACTGTTTGAAATGATTTATCTTCATCTGGTCGCTGAACCTTTGTGACAGTGGTAGCACCAGGAGTCTGTCCAATAGATCCAATGATCAGTGGTTTTTGCTTATCCTCATCTAGATAAAAACCAACAACCCAACACCCTTCATCCAGTCCGCAACTAGCACCACCAGTGTTTCCTGGCATGAAGGGAACATTGACAGGCATCATCACATTTGCCCATGGCAGATCATCAGTAGGCAGAATCTGCTTACTTTCGGGGTGATCCCCTACAATACGAACTTGGAAACGATAACCACCTTTGTTTTTCTTATCGTCCGAAGCTTTTTTTTCTACCTGTCCTACCCACCAGTTGAAAGAATTTCCAACTCTATGAGTAGGGAACATTTGTGATAATAACTGATCCATATCAATCAATCATCGTATACTAAGCACTCTGGGGCACTTGGATTGTTATCGCAATATAGTTCCAAAGATGAAGGATCGTGATGATCTTCTGGATGACGCTCTGCGTATGCTTCTAATTCTTCTAATTCGCCTTCAATGTGGCGACGACGTTGTGGGGAAAGTTGAGGGTTAGAAAGTTCTTCTTTGTCTGCCTCAATATGCTTTTCGATGCTTTCCATGTTTAGTTACCTCCGTATACATTATTTAGTGCCATGATTTGATGCTCTATCCTTTAGACCATAAGAGTCTCGTAGAAGTCTGAGCGTTGTCAGAAACTTACCAGATGTTCCACTTAATGGATCATATGAGTGAGTTACCTCTCCAATTAAATATACACCACTACTTTCGGTATCATGTGGTTCTTCCCTTCCATCTTGTGTTGGAACTTTATTAACCAATCTGATATCAATCTTATCGCCAGCACAAATATCTGGATTACCAGGAATCACAACTGTACAAGTTTGATTTTTGAGTAGTTCATATCTTGCGATAGATTGAGTAGCATAGTATTTTTGCCAATCAGCAAACTTTGATGGTGAAGTAGATCCATCTTTTTCATCTGGAGATGCTGGACCTGCCTCATTATACCATGTTTCATGATCTAGTAGTATAGACATAATCCTTGTGGGATATTCACTCATTTCTATTTCGTTTGCTGGAACTAACGTTAGACCTTCTTGACCACCTAGATGTGCCATATTGTCATAACTATCCTTGATCTTATAGACGTATTCTTCATATTGACCAGTTGAGTGGTTGAAGAATACAACCAAAGAAGAATATTTTCCTTTTCTTAGAGATTGTAAAAGATCAACTTCAGATCCAAAATAAGATTCATAGATACGAAGACGTGTATCACTACCATCATCGTCTTGTGATCCTAAAGCTTCATAATATGGACCCCAGGACTTTGACTGGAGACTTTTTGGTCTTTGCTTACTATCATCGTCAGCGCATAGAGAATCAACGGCAAAGAAATTATACCCCCTTCTTGATTCCCAAAACAAAAATCCGCCACTTCCCTTTATACTTTGAGATGTCTCTCCTTCAGACTTCTCGGTTTTGTTTTTATCTTTTTTATCTTTCTCAGACGTATATTCTGTGTTAGTAGAAACACTGTTTCTAGTAATAGACTTTAGAATATTAAAAGGAGTCCTTCTATTTGGTATAAATTTTACCTCAAACTTTGAAGGTTCTGTGCTAATTTCTTTACCTGTCTTGATACTGTTTTGTAGTAAGTCTTTGAGAATATTCTCTGGATTACCAGATAATGGTTTTGTTACTCTAGTAGATTCGTTGATAATTGCCTCAAGAGAAATCAAACCCAAAGTATATGTTTGTTGTTTCTGTCTAGCAAAACGATTTGATACTGTCCAAACATATAAAGTGTAATCTACTGGTTCTTCAGAAAAACTGGTAATAATAGAGATTTCTACTTTTTCTCCACCCTGAATTGGCAGTGTCTGTAACAAAGCAACTCCATCGACAATATCCATCTTCGCAGATAAAAATGGAACATCAACGCATTCACCATACTCAAATGAAGTTATGATGTTTCCAATCTCATACGGATCTTTACCATTATTGGGGGTGAGTTTTACACTTTTAAGTCTAAAATCTGTTGGTGATGTAAACTTTTCCATAATTATGCTTCTAAGATTGCATTGTAGAATCCATTTGGCCAATTACCTCTATTTGATGTGGCTGCCAATCCCATACCAGCAGCTAATGCAGCAGCACTAGAATCTCCACCACTAGATTGTTGTTGTGTTGGTACTTGGAGGAAAGCAAGTTGAGTTTTCGCAGCACGATCAGCAGCGGCAACAGTAGCAGAAGTTCTCAACACATCTGGATTTGTAGAAGCACTTGAAGCTTGCAAATCTTCTCTGGCATTTCCAATTTGTTCAATAATTTTTTCTTGTTCATTTTTTAATTCCAAACGTCTTTTATGAAGTAATTGATTGAAAGTTTTATCATCTATTTCTCTTCCATTTTTATCGAAATACGTAAATTTGCTGAAAAATTTATTATCAAAATAACGTATTTTTCCAACACCAGGAATTATTAAATCTTCATCTGCAGTGCTATTACGTCTTTCTCTTTTAGCATTTTCAAAAGTAGTTCTTGCTTTTGCTTGAAGTGTATCACCACTTAGTGCTACACGAAGTTTTCGAATTGTATTGTTCTTAGCTTCTAAAGCTCTAAGTCTTTGTTGTGCAGCAGAGTTTGATCCTGTTGATCCTGGTGAATCCAAAGAAACTTCATCTGGTAATGGAATAACTTGTTCTGGAGTTATATCAGTCCCCGCAGCTGTAGCTGCGGTTGCAGCTGCACTATCTGACAATGGACTAGAAATAACATTTTTTGCATTATTATAATGACCTGTGGGATCAACAATATTGCCATTCTCTCTTACTTGGAAATGTAAATGCGTTTGTTCTACACCGCCACTATAATATCTGTGTAAGTCAGCAATTTTTTGTCCTCCATGTACCATTTGACCCACTTCTAAA